GTATCTGGCGCTATCGCACGTCGTATGGACCAGGTGGTTCTCGATGCGTTGACGGCTGCGTCTTCTCCATCAACTGTCTCTAATGACATCGGTGGCACTGACACAGACCTAAACGTAGCGAAGCTCCGCGCCGCTAAGAAAGCACTGGATGCCAAAAACGTACCGGCTGAAGGACGCTGTATTTTGGTTCACGCCAATGGCTTGTCTTCACTTTTGAGTGAGACAGCGGTGACTTCATCTGATTTCAACTCTGTAAAAGCGTTGGTGACAGGTGATGTTGATACCTTCCTTGGCTTCAAGTTCGTCACTTTTGGGGACCGCGATGAAGGCGGTTTGGCAGTTGATGGTTCTAGCGACCGCACAATCTTTGCCTTCCATCGTGACGCAGTTGGCCTTGGCATCGGCATGGGTCAGCAGTCTCGCGTTGATTACATTCCAGAGAAGACTTCCTTCCTGGTTGCGTCAATGTTCTCTGCTGGTGCGGTAGCGATTGACGATGAAGGTATCGTCAAAATCACTTGCCGTGAATCATAAGGAGGATTAGACAATGGCTTATGCAGTAGCAGGACTTCAGCCAATCGGCGGTCAAGCAAAGGCTGGTAATGCGCCTCAGATGTGGTCTTACACCACGGCTGATGCGATTGCCACAGTCAACACGTCTGGTTACTTCAACGACGCAGCCGACCTGTTGAAGGTTGGCGACTTGGTGTACGTGTACGACTCAAACACTCCAACAGCATCGCTTGTTGTTGTGTTGTCAAACACTGGCACAGTTGTTGACGTATCTGACGGTACAGCATTGTCAGTGGCTGACGCTGACTAAACGAATCGGCTCCCCTCCGGGGGAGCCTTTTCTAATGAGGTGACGCATGGCATCAGGTGATACCAAACTCTCAATATGTTCGGACGCTCTGGTAATGCTAGGCGAATCTCCGATCACCACATTTTCTGGGTCGGATGTAGGTACTGTCTGCGACCGGCTTTATGATGATATCAAGGTAATGACACTGGCAATGTACCCGTGGTCATTTACCATCAATAAGGTGCAACTCTCCAGGGGTACAGCGCCAATCAACGAATACAAATACGCCTACAATCTTCCGACTGACACGCAACGCATCTCTGGCGTTCGCGCCGTGTTTAATTCGACGCAGACAGGAGCGCAACCGCTACAAGGCGGCTGGGAGATTCTTGGTAAAACGCTGATTACAAATCAGGAAACGATTGTCATTGATTACCAGTTTGAGCCGGAGGAGTTTGATCTACCGGCATACTTTATTCAGCTATTGAAGTATATGCTGACCTGGCACATCGCTGAGACGGTGACAGACCAGATCACCAAGGCTGAATACTGGCGTCAGATTGCTGTCGGCACAGTGGCCGAGAATATGCGAGGTGGCTACTTCCGGGTCGCTGCCAACATTGACGGCGGCACAAAGCAGAATGAGGTATTGACTGACTATGCATTGGTCGGAGTACGCGGATGAGCCGGATTGTTACTGTACAAAGTAACTTCACATCCGGTGAGATCGATCCAAAGATAAACGCCAGGATTGATTTACAGCAATATTACAATGCACTAGAGACGGCGCAGAATGTCACGATTCAACCGCAAGGCGGCGTACAAAGACGTGATGGGTCTGAATTTATTTCTGACATTCCTACCCGTCTTTATGAGTCGATTGACCTCATGGAATTTAACGACGCAATTCAGCTAAGTGCTAGCGGAACAGAGTTTGCTGGGGATCAAGGTATTTTTATTAAGCCTGACGGGACTGAGATTTATGCGGTTGAAGCGAACACAGGTGGTGCTGCTGAAAAGCGCACCTATCAGTTCTCTACTAGCACCGCTTGGGACTTTACAGATCTTTCGTATGCTGGAAGAAACTCTGTGTCTCTTGGGTATCGAGGAATAACTTTCAGCAGCGACGGCACTCAAATCTTTCAGGCTGGTGACAATGGCGGTTTTCACCGAATTGCCAAGGCAACATTGTCAACTGCTTGGGATATCACAACAATGGGATCGCCTGGTTACACCACTCCCAGCTATGACTCTCATACAGATTTTAGAGTTTATGATATTGCTTTCAACAGCGATGGCACTAAAGCATTTATTCTGATTAGCGATACAACAAGTGGATCTAGTCCAAGCTCAGTTGAAGGCGATGATGATCTTCTTCTGGTGCAATACAATTTGTCGTCTGCCTATAGTTTTTCTGGCGCGACTCAGAGCCACGAGATCAATGTTGGGGAGCTACAGGATGACAGATACTTTTTTTCTTTTGCCGACTCTGGATCAAAAATTTATGTCGGTGAAAGAGTTTACGTATTAAGCACTGCATACGACTTATCAACTGCTTCTCGCAGTGATGGCTCTAGCGCATTCAGTGATGCTCCTGAAGTTGACTATGCGTTCTATGTTAAAGATGACGAAACATCGTATTACTACATTTCTTTCTCGGCATCTTTTGGCGGCTCTAATACTTTAAATGCTGTCTTGGCCTCAACTACTCCAAAATTTAAAATGGTCCCGTTTGAGTTTTCTGTGGACGACTCTTATATGCTGGTTTTGACGCAGCAGCGTATGTGCATTTTTAAAAGCGGAGCAAAAATTACAAATATTAACGGGTCAGGAAATGATTACCTTGAGATACCGGCTTTATACAATCAGTATGTTGACTCTATCAACTTTACTCAGGCAGCCGACTCTTTAATCTTAGTTCACCCCGATATGCATCCGCAGTTTATTCAACGTGGTGCAGGGGACAGCAACTGGACAGTCACTGACCTAAGTTTTGACTACGTGCCTAAGTATGCGTACACACTAAATATTGACGAGCCTCAATACTCAATTACGCCATCAGATGTTACTGGCAATATCGAGATCGACGCATCGTCTGTAACGACAGATAACGGTACAGCTCAAGCTGGTACATCGACAACAATTACATTGAAAGCAGCAACAAGTTACACGTCAGACGATGAGTGTAATGGGCTGTCTATACATCTAACCGGCGGCACTGGATCGGGCCAGCATCGGCATATCTCTGACTACAATGCGACCACAAAAGTAGCAACAGTCTACCCAGCGTTTACAACAACGCCTGACAACACCACGCAGTATTCCGTCAAAGCATTTGGCAATGACAGCGTTGACGAATACTTTGTCGCTAAAAACGGTTTTGGTCGCGCTCGGATTACTGAGTATGTCACTGACACAAAGGTAAAAGCATTTGTTGAGATCCCTTTCTTTGACACTGACGCACTGACATCAGGTAACTGGGAGCTAGAGTACGGTTACGAAGATGTCTGGTCAGACACTCGCGGCTGGCCGCGCTCTTGTGTATTCCATGAAGGACGGTTGTTCTTAGGTGGGTCTAGGTCTCGACCATCGACTCTCTGGGGTAGTCGGGTTGCTGACTTCTTTAACTTTGATCCAGGTGAGCAGCTAGATGATTCAGCTCTTGAGGCGACACTTGATACAGGCAAGTTCAACGCGATTGTCGATCTGTACTCAGGTCGCAATCTTCAAATCTTTACTACCGGCGGTGAGTTCTACATCCCGCAGACACTGGGTGATCCGATTACGCCATCAACGCTATCGGTTAAAGAACAGACATCCAATGGTGTGAAGCCTGGTATTCCGGTAGTCAATATTGACGGATCGACCCTGTTTATTCAGCGCCAAGGCAAAACGCTTTCTGAATTCTTGTTTAATGATTCGGTGGCCGGTTATATCTCAACCCGCATCAGTTTGCTGTCGTCGCATTTACTCAAAACTCCATCTGCGTTGGCTGTACGTAAAGCCACATCAACTGATGAAGGTGACCGGGTATTAATTGTCAATGACGACGACGGCTCGATTGCTTGTTTTACATTGTTGCGTTCAGAACAGATTGTCGCTCCAAGCGAGTGGACGACTGATGGTAGCTATCTTGAGGTTGGCGTGGATATTGCAGACGTGTATGCAGTCGTTAGGCGCACAGTCAGCAGTAGTACAAAATATTACGTTGAGCGTG